GTCTTGATACATAAACGCCTTAACCGGCTTATTATTGATGATATTCATGTTTTCGCTGACTGGATTGGTCGGCTTGATATCATCCTCAAGCGGTACAATCTTATCCGCATCCCTGATGTTAAGCACATCGAGCATTTGACGATGAAGCAAAGGGAGATCATACATATCAGGATTTTGTTGAGACAATTGCAATGCCGCCTGATACTGCATAATGCGTTGAGCCATCGTTCCAGAGTTAGGATCACTAACAGCAATGACATCGATGCGGCCATCAAAGTCATCAGACACAACCCTGTTCTCATCGGTTTGATATGGATACTCTGTAGGGCCAAAATCAAACACAATTCTAGATAAAATACGCAATTCTTTACGCATTGATGCGTGAAGTCTAGCTTGAACGGCGCTCATCACCTTCATTGAGCGCTCTAATATCGCCAAGGTGGTGCCAACTGGCGCTTCTGAGTTCATATCTGCCGCTTTTACGTCTGCCGCAGAGGCAAATCGCCGCCCTTCCTCTACAATGTCTCCCATAAGCTGATAAAGCACATTGCTTGGCTCTTTGTAGGGTAAAAAGCTGATATTTTCGCGTATAGAACCGCCGGGAACGTCTACATCCCTAAATTCTCCGGGCATAATTGGGGTATCGTCACCCTTTATTCTTAACCCTCTAGATTTTAAGCCGCCCGGAAGATTTGAAAGTGTTCCTGCATCTACAAGTTGGCGCAAAAGAGAGGTCGCGCTCTTTGCTAGACCGCCAATCATGTGGATTAGGCCAAATCCGTAGAATCCAAGTCCGGGCATATACTGATAATGCACAAAATGCTCGCGTTTCATCTTCTGCGCGTCATCTTCGTAGTAATTTCTGCGTATTGAAAGCACCTGACGAGAGGTAAGATCGATGCTGACAACATATGGAAGCTGTATCCCTGTAACTTCTCCGTCTTGAGTGTCCTCAAAACCAAAAAGATCGAGATCAACTTGCATTTCTAGTATTGTGTGGCGTGAATCGTTCTCATACGTTGAGGAATTACCCGTTAACTCTTGATATTTATGCTCTATTTCATCGGTGTTATCGCTTGCCTTGCCTAAATCTACATCAGCATAGAAGCCTGACACCTGCAACTTGCGTACTTCGTTACTTGTCTTCTTCATTATGTGTGTTGCTCTCTCGCAAGTAGAGAGATCAGACGCTCCGTAGCTGACAACAAAGTCTTCTGCGGGAACAAACATACTACACGGGCGACCCATACTTGGGTCAAAGTACACCTTCCTGAAAGCAGAACCCGCCAACGGCAATGAAAACAACAGTTTTTCGGTTTCAGATCGATACTCTGTCATCTTTTCAGTGACAAGGTAGTTTAAATAATCCTGAACACGATGAGCTTGTTTCTCTTTGATCTCATCAATAACGCCAACAACGGTTGTTTTTACTGGGCCACTAGCTGGAAATAACTCTTGTATTGATTGCGACTGAAACTTAATTACAGACTCTGTAAGCAGTGGGTGGAAAACGCCGCAAGCGCCATCCCAAGGCGTTGTCCTGTCTTCGTGCTTTAATCCAAGAAGGTCTAAGCCTTCAATGTAAACGCGCTCCCAATCAGCACGACTTTCTTTATCAGACTTAAACAAACCAACAAGCTCACCCGCCAACATAGCCAAGTCTTGATCCTCAAGAAACTCCGCTAGGTTTGCATCAAAAGGAATAGCTCCCATTGCAGATGCGTCTGGATCGAAGTCAAACATTAACCCGCCATCTTCTGTTTCTATAGAAACTGACTCAGGGTTAACTACCTCAATCTCAACGGCACCTGAATCTTCTTCAGGAAATAGCTGATTCGGGGCAGAAAGTGGTTTATCTATTGCCATAAAAAGCGCCTAGCCGTTTCTAGTAAACTTTTGCTTTCGGGCCGCGCCACAGCCTCGCGGAGTCATGGTTATTCCGCCAACTGCGTAATGCATCACCTTCTTACCTTTTGCGTAGCCACTGATCTTGTTCATGCCATCTTCCGCAAGGACAGTTTTCCCGCCACCCATCATTCGACCCATGCCATCAGCGGCAAAATCAGGAACCATCTCACCTTTACTGTTCTTGACCATATTGAGCTTTTCTTTCATCACTAAGCCTCGCTGTAAAAGGAGCGCCCTAGCTCTCTGTGTCGAGCAACTAAAGCCTTCAAATATTTAATTAGTAATAAGCCGCTGTTCTTTTCGCTATAGGCTCATCTTCCTCATCAGAGCGCAATTTTAAGAAACCGCCCTGTCTAAATCTAAGCAATGCCTGTGTTGATGAGTCAACAAGGTCATCATGCTCTCCTGCGGGGAAAGCGGCAAACTCCTCGACAACCTCCTCAGCAAACCTTCTTTCAGGTCGCCAAACTATGCCAGAGGCAAATAGGTCTGAAACAGCATTAACGCGAGATATCTTATCATTTCCGCGAGAGGGCGTGTAATCAGATACCGGAATACCCATCGCTCTTAATTCAAAGATAAGTGGTGTTCCTGCCGCCTTGGCTTCTATTATACAGGCATCTGGTTGCCAGTCTGTATAAAACTCCTGCGCCTTCTTTTTGAGGTCGGGGAACTCTAGCCGCTCTTTAAACGCATCAAGCAAGATAATGTTCGCTACAGTCATGCCTTCATCGTCTGGGGCGTAAAACACACCCCATGTGGTGCAAGCTGAGTAGTCAGCACGTTGCGTCTTCAGGAACGCAGTGTCCCAAGACTGTATAACAAACTCACAGGCAGGAGGGTGTTCAGACTCCCATATGCGCCACCAGTTGCGCTTAACTAGCGCCCCCTCCTCAGAGGTGGGGTTTTGCTGATACTGGGCGTTCCATTTCGCTGAGGGAAGCTCTTCCCTTAGCGCCACCAATTCTTCCATAGGCCAGAACTCAGGCCACAGCGGTGTCTCTGACGGCATGATGGCGGGAAACTCAATTACCTCCCATTCATCAGAGCCTATACGCTGAGTAGAGGACTTTATTATTTGTCCTGTAAGGTCTCGTTTGTGCCAACGGGTCATTACAATAATAATGGAACCGCCGGGCTGTAATCGCTGTCTTGGGCCTGATGTGTACCACTCATAGGTTTTATCAAAAACAGAAGGGTCACCACTTTGACCTTCTTGCTCAGAATGCGGGTCATCAATGATTAAAAGATCCGCACCCTTACCAGTAACCGCGCCACCCACACCAATTGCAAAATACTCGCCCCCACTACCCGTACTCCATCGACCAGCGGCCTTTGAATCAGAGCGCAATGTAACCTTGGGGAAAACTCTCTTGTAATCATCACTATCAACAAGGTTACGAACCTTACGGCCAAAGCCTACAGATAACTCTGCGGTGTGCGCTGTTTGAATAACCTTCTTCTCAGGAAAGCGACCTAAAAACCATGACGGCAATAAATAAGAAGCAAACTCAGATTTGGTATGACGAGGAGGCATATTAATAATTAAACGCTTCAACTCACCATTGGCTACGCGCTCAAAAGCCCTAGCCATAATTTTGTGATGCCTGCCCTCAATAAAAGCAGGCCACATCCTGTTTGTGAAACCCATAAAGGTTTCTCTGGCCTTATCCTTGGCTTCAGACTCCTCAAGCTCCTCCATCAAAGACAGAATCTCTTTCTGCTCTTCTAGGGGCAAGTTAGGTATCTGCTGTAAAAGCGCGGGGTCAATCTTGTCAATAAGAGACAATCTTAGCCTCTCATGTCTTTTTAGGCTTCTTTTTCTCATAGCCCTTGCTTTGGTCTTTTTTTATTTTTTCTAAAACCTTTGCTTGGCTTGCATGGAGCTTAGACGCTTTCTTCAATCCAGCAATAACCTTATCTAAGTCTTTTGTATAATGAGGCATATTAAAAACCTGTTTTAGGCACCTTTACTTCAGGCGCAAGGGTTGCATCAGGAATCTGCTCAGAACCGTATAATCCGCCCTAGGAATATGCCTGTAGGAATATTTGCCGCTCGTAACATATATGAGCCTAAGAAAAAATAATCCTAAGATGTCATACCCAGATAATCGAAACATATGCAGGAGTATATAACCGAAACAGGAATATTCCTGTATACATAGGAATCTCTAGATTATATAGATATTACGCTCTTGACAAAAAAATACAATAAAAATCGGCAAAATTTTGCAAAAAATTTTTAGGAATAAAAACCCGAAAAAAAGATTAGCAAATTTTCGGGATTCGTGGGCGCAAAGCTAGAAAAAAAAGGCTTCAAAATTACAGAATTACTTGAGCATTTCTCTATATACACAAAATACAGGTGCGTCACGGCTACAGGGGGGGTGGGTACTGGTATCTGGGGCTGATAATAAGTCGCATTCGCATCAGTGAACAGATTTGTCTGGCCCGACCTCTGGCTCAGGTTCTGTCTGCTCTTGACTAGCCGACAGCAAACCACCTAGCCGCCGCTCGATCTCAGCACTGACAGCGTCGCTATCCCGCGCTCCCGCGTCCGTAGTCTCGACCCTGTCGACAAACACACCCGCCGAACGGCCTAGCAGTTCCAAGGCTCTAAGCTTATTGGAGTCTGTAGGCTCCGCTGTATCGATCATTTGACGGAGTCGCTCCAGAACTCTCTGCCTGTCAGAGATCCCCTGAGCTTGTCTCTGAGCCTCTATCCTGACCTTTAACTGATTAACCCTCGCGGTCACCATAGGGTTCGCTAACAGTCTGCTAGACTCCGACCAGATCACACTCG